TTATCCCAGGAAGAGTGTGATCAATTTCAAGTCGAGCTTGGTAAATTAGGGTACAAGTTTTTATTTGTAACTTTGGCAGGATTCCATAGTACCAATTTGGCTACTTTTGAGTTATCGGAAGCCTATTTGAAATCTGGGATGGGTGGTTATAGTGAATTGCAAGAGCGGGAATTTGCAGCACTTGAACGCGGATTTACCACCATTAAACATCAATCCGAAGTCGGTGTGCAATATTTTGATGCCATTTCCTCCGCGGTTGGAATTTCAAGTACAACTGCACTGGCAGCATCGACCGAGTCGGAGCAGTTTTAATAATTTTATTTTTCATTCCAAAAATTTTGTAAATAATTTTGAAAAACTGATGTAAAACTTTTTTTTTCAAAATCCAAGTGTAACTTTCAGGCTCGCTTTTTATAATTATTGAAAATTATAGAAAAATAATTCTAATTTTTTTTTGGACTACAGACTTTTTTAAAAAACAAACCAGGAAACAAATCATGAATACTACTTTTGAGACTTTTGATCTCAATGCCAATCTCCTTCGCGGCGTCATTTCAATGGGTTACAGCAACCCCACCGAGATTCAGTCTGAAGCTATCCCCATTATTGCAGAAGGCAAGGACTTGATTGCTCAGTCCCAATCTGGAACTGGAAAGACGGCTTCTTTTGCCATTGGAACACTTCAGAAGGTCAATCCCGACAACAAGAGCGTCCAGATTCTTGTACTCACCAGCACTCGCGAGCTTGCACTCCAAATTTATGATACCTATAACAAGCTGTCCCAGTTCATGGGTCTTCGAATTGTATGTTGCGTTGGTGGAGTGGAGAAGCGTGTTGATAAGAACAACTTGCGAGAATGCGCGCATATCGTCATTGGAACTCCTGGACGCATTGACCAGTTGCAAAAGGAAAAGGCTCTCAATCTTTCGAGTCTCCGCACTATTGTTCTAGATGAGGCCGATGAAATCCTTTCCAAGGAAGGGCTTTTAGAAAATGTGCAGAGCATCTTCCGCAACGGAGTACCTACTGAGGCTCAAACCTGTCTTTTTAGCGCAACAATGACGACTAAAGTGGTGGAAACAGCGGATCGGATCATGAAGGATCCTGTCAAGCTTTTGCTCAAGCGCAAGAATGTCGCAGTCAAGGCCATCCGACAGTTTTATATTGAAATGGAGGAGGAACACAAGCTGGAGACCGCGTTGGATATTACGGAGCAAATTGCTGCGGAAGGGGCAATTATCTTTTGCAATCACAAGCAAGATGTGGAAAGGCTGTACAAGGCAATGAAGGACCAGGGTATTTCTGTAGAGGCATTTCATTCCGACTTGAGCCAGGGTGATCGTGAACGCTCACTGGAAAAGTTTCGTAATAGTCAGGTGCGGTTTTTGATTGGCACGGACGCTCTTGCACGCGGAATTGACATTCAGCATATTTCGCTCGTCATCAATTACAATTATCCTTCCGACTATTCAACTTATATGCATCGCATTGGGAGAGCGGGGCGCTTTGGTCGCAAGGGAGTCGCCATCAACTTTTTATCACCACGAGATGAAAAGAGGCATTCAGGACTGCAGGAATTTTTCAATATGGATATCACACCTTTGCCTGAGAATGTGAATGATTTTGTTTAATTTAGGACGCCAAACTTTAATAGCAAATGTCTAGTCACACCTCCTAATAACATTAAATTCCACAAGGTTAAAAATAAAAAGTGAGATGAAAATTTACAAACGGTAATCTGGGAACGAGGATTAGTCACCCATCGATTGTTTAATAGTGAATAAACAGCAAATATCTTTGTGGGCAAAAGCAAAAATAAATAGGTTGGATAATAAAACAAATTATACCATGTAATTGCTTTTTGAATATAGGCAAATAATATACATGTTCGAATAATTAATATTCCAAGGGAAATTATAATTCCGCGATATAGCGACTCGATATCTTTATTCACATACAAAATTTTAATCATCCATGCCGTCACAAAGAAAGGAAATAATGTTTCATAAACCGTTACAAAAGACAAGTAATACGATTGTTTTTCAATTGCTTTGATTTGCCAATACAATTCTCGGAAATAAGAACGGGACCATCGCAATTGTTGATTTAAAAATCTTTGTATTGTCTCTGGTGCTTCAGTAGACGCGCATCCCAAATTTGTTTGTCTGGCAAAATATCCACTTGCCAAGACTAGATTTGTTAAATGTCTATCATCTCCTGGTTCACATTTGACGGTTAAAAAACTCTGTGTAATAAATTTTTTCAAAATCAAATCGTTAAGAACGGAAAGTTTGTATATACTGATAGGACCACTGCAACATGTCATACATCCAAAATACGAAGTTGCGCCCCTTTCAATCATAAATGCATAACTATATCGTGCATGAATCATTTTTGGCAAGATACCATCATCCAAATTAAAAATGGACAATATACCCGTTGCACATCCATTGTTTGAATTGGAACGCAAACATTCTTGTAATCTTACAATGCAATTTTGTTCCAATTGAGTGTCAGAATCGGATACAACGACATCTATATTGTTTTCTTGGTTGGGATAATCATTGCGAATTCTTTCAAAGCCGTATAACATTGCTCCCCGTTTACCTCTATGACTGATGGAAACAATATCCACTTGAAAAGGTACTTGGGCTGAATCCAAGATTTCGTGTGCTGTATCATTCATGTATTGATCCTCTTTAGAATTTCCATCAATAATTAAATAAACATGCGAAATATTTTGAGGATTCAAAGTAATAATAGATTTTAATGCCTTTTCCCAGTAATCGATTCTTTCTTGATGTCCTACCATCATTAATACACATTTGAATGGATTTTCGACAATGGTTTCCAAATTTTCATCCAAAAAGGTTCGTGAACTGTTTTTTTTCAACCATCCCTCTTTAGCCATGTTAAAGTAATACTTGTGATTAAGCGCAGAAAATAAAAGCTGAGTCAAGAAATATAGAATCATTACAACTCCGTAAAGAGAAATACCAATTAATAGGTTATAGTGATAAGATAAAGAGTATACTCCTAAAAATATACAGCTATACAATATTAAAAAAATCGTCTTGAGCATATTTTAAATACAGGTGCTTTTTTGTTTAAATCAAGGTTTATCGATGTAAATTTTAAATTAAAAATAATAAATGAAATCAATGCTATTTGCAATATTTGATATTTATCCGGATTTTCATTCCTTTTTTAATTACCGGGATATTGTAATATTATACAATGTTAGTATAAAATTGCGAGCAAAGATGAAAATAATAATCACAATGTTGAAAGCAAAATTTTATAATTGTGATTACTGCAACTTTAGCGAAGTTAATCCATTGTTAGTCTATGATTGAAAAATCTGCTTTGATAGTTGTTCCTTCAAGACAAAAGCTTGCTGCACCATAAAATCTTGTTTTTTATCTTTACGGGCTAGTAAAACTTTTGACAATTTTAACGCCAAGTTTGTTTTTCTACCATTTGTTGCTTTTACAATTTCTTGCCAAAATTTTTCAAATTCCTCTTTGGATGTTGCGATGGAATGAACAAGTTCATACAAAGTTTGCCCTGTTTTTTTTAATAGATTGTCTAAAAATTCTTCCCAACTTTGTTTGTCCGCCACCAACAGGGTTTGATATATTTTTTCAAAATTTGTTAATATCATTCCAATGATTCTTCGATTGGGAATCTTTCTTTTTGATGGTTCTAACAATAAATAAGTATTAAAATCAACTCTCATTTTAGATTGATGCGGTACAAAGTCTAGGAATTTTTGTTGGATTGTCCTGTGTGCCATTAAATCTCCTTGATAATGAATTGGATGTATACCCATCCACAATATTCCAAAATAATGTACCGCGGGAATACCTCGTGGATATACCCAAAATTTCTTTAAAACATCGATACCGATTCCTTGACTTGCAAAGTAAAATTGATGAGGTAAGCTTCTATAAACACATTGATATAATGTGATTCCCAAGGACCACAAGTCTTGCTTTTTACACTCTTCCATGGTAAATTCTCTTTTTTTGGCAAAAAGTAATTCCGGTGCAATGTGATACAAACTACCCACTACTCCTTGACAAGTTTCACGCTGACACGATAAACCAAAATCAAGAATTTTTATTTTTGGTTCGGCTTCTGTAATTCGAATAAAAATATTTTCCGGTTTTATATCCCGATGTACAATATTTACACTGTGCATATACTGAATCGCACTAACTAATTGAGGTAATCCCGCGGCTAAAATTTCATAATAACGCTTATTTTTCTGCTGTATAAAACTTCCTAATTCTATCCATCCATCTTCTCTCCAAAGACCTTGCATTGTTAAAAATGACTTTTGTTGAATTTGTTCTAAACCGAAAATATTGATAAAATTTGGATGAAGATGTAGCTGTTTCAATGATAAAATATCGTATTGATTTTTAAAATTTTTTCCAATTTTGATGGCTTTGTTTTGCTTGGTTCGTACAACACTACCAAAACCACCAGTACCAATTAATTCACCGTAATGAGACATTTATTATTATTAATTTTTAATTTTCAATTTCTTCATAGGTTTCTAATTCACCGTTATAAACAATATTATTGATTTGCAAATAAGTTTTTTTCATGGCCTTTCGATGAGGATTATTATTCCACCATTCTTCTGCTTCAGTAGTGGAAGTTTTACCTGTTAATATTTCCATTACCATATCAAAAGGCATAATTTTGCTGATATCGACATTCCATTTTTCGATTAATGCATTCAAAAGTGGAATATCTTGTTCAATAATGGCAATCCAAACATAAATAGCTTCATATATGGCGCTTATAGATTTCATATTCAAAGATTTTTGACAATAGGGACATTTTTGTGTTTGAAGCATGCTTTGACAGTCCATACAAACCTTATCATTGTGCATACAAGCTTTTTTTGTTGAAAATTCATCTTTAGGTTTTAAATCATAACATAATAAACATTCCTCCATTTTTCTTTTTTATCAACTTTTTTGTAAATTATTTTATAGAACAGTTTTTTGGTACAAAAACAAAAAATGAAATGAATTTCATTTATATAAAAAAAGTTAAATTAATGATTACGCGTCGTTCAAATAGAAAAGTAAAAAGTTCGTTGATGGATACACCAATTATTCCAAAGTTGGATGACCCTCCAAGCTCGGAGGATTATTCTGATGATTTTGAGGAAATTTCTGATGAAAATGCAGATGATGAGCAATCAACGGGTTCTGAAGAGTTGGACGAATCTGAAGTCGACGAAGATGTCGACGATGACGAAGATGTTGGGGATACAGACGATGCTGTTGTTGACGAAGAAGATCTCGATGCAGATGCTGATTCCGACGCTGATGATGCTGACGCAGAAGAAGATGCAGACGACGATGATGCTGATGCAGACGACCAAGGAAAGCTTGATGAATCTGAAGAGGAAGACTCTGAGCCCAAAAAAAAGAGCAAAAAGCCAAAAAAGACTGACAAAAAAAAGTCTAAAAAGCTAAAATCAATTCAAATCCAAATTGTTTCCAATCGAGACAAGGGTAAAGAAAAAAGCAAGAGAAAAAAACAAGAGACTGAAAGCGAAGATAGTAGTACATCAGAATCTGAGGAAGAATCCTCCTCTGAAGAAGAGGACAACATTGAAGAAGAGTATCTTGAGTGGGTTCCTAAACGAATTCGTAAAGACCCTCGCGCTCTACATAAGGTAAAAGGTTGGATTGTTGATATTGAGGATAAAACAATTACCATTGATAAACTGCTCAAATGCAAAATTCGCAGCAAATACAAGGCTGAAATTTTTGAATGGATAATGATTTATGAAAATTCAATGCCGTTGTCCGAAGAACGAAAAATGTTGCGCAAACAAATCTTTAATCTTATGGAAACCTACAAGAAAGAGTATAATGATTACAAAATCCACAAGAAGGAAATCAAAGCCTTTGAGAAAAAGGCCAAAGATTTTAATGAGCTTCATGATATTCAATATCAAATACTCAAGCTCAAGACAGATGAGTCTAATAAGGAAGCCATCTATAGAAAATATATGGAGCTTATGGACAAGGCGGAAGATATGAATGACGAGTTTTATAAACTTAAAAGTTGGATTCAACTCTCACTACAGCTACCCTTTGATAAAGTAAAAGCTTTTCCAACTTTTCTTTCCGTTTCTGATTACTTGGTGAATGTCAAGGCGATATTTGATCAAGAACTGTATGGCATGGAAAAGGTCAAGGAACAATTGTTGCTCTTTATTCACGGAAAACTTGTCAATCCAGAAATGAGAGGTTGTTGCCTTGGTTTGGTAGGTGATCCTGGAGTGGGTAAGACATCGATTGCAAGATGTTTGGCCAAGGTTATGGATTTTCCGTTTGAGCAAATTACTTTTGGCGGAGTTAATTCGGCTGAATTTATTCGAGGATTTGATTATACCTATGTAGGTTCACGACCTGGAGAAATTGTTCGATGTCTGACACGAATGCAATATAAAAATGGTATCTTGTTTTTTGATGAATATGAAAAAATTTCACAGAACAAGGATGTTACTGCATGTTTGCTTCATATTACTGATTTTACACAAAATAACACTTTTAGGGATAATTATTTACACGATTTGAAAATCGACCTGTCCAGTCTGTGGTTCATCTATTCTATGAATGCACTTCCTGAGGATGAAGCTCTTAAGGACCGCATTTTTTGTATAAAAGTAGATGGATACAAGGAATTAGAAAAAGTTCGTATTTTGGTGGATTACTTGCTGCCCAAGCATTTGAAAAATCTAGTTATTGATACGAACAACATTTTAATTGATGATGCTGTAGCAGCGTACTTTATTCGAAAGGTGTCTCCAAATGAAAAAGGTATTCGAACTATGGAGAAACA